AATTGCACTATGAGTAACAAATCCAGGGTTTTTCCTAATATAATTAAGAAAACTACCAAAATACTTACGCACTAACATAGTATACTCCAACGATGGTTGTTCAAATATCCGTGTTTTACCTTGTTTGACCTTTTCAATTTTCCGTAATTCATCTTTTATAGTTGCAACCCATAATGGGCTATTTTTAACAATGCCAAGTTTAAGATTATCTTCCAAATCTGACAATCTTTTAACAAATGTTTGACCATGTATAGGAATAATAAAAGTTTTTGCTTTGTCTGAAAAATCATAGTTAACATCATCAATTTTATCGAAAAAATCGTATTTACCATTACTGAACCATTTCGATAAGATACCACTAGATGTGCTCATCACTAGCCTATTCATAGTATCATATCCATTGATAATTTCGAATTCAGTCAATAAATGCCTATCCCTTTCTTGTGGAAATTGTTGTATGTATTGCTGTACACACAATTCATGCATGCGCGGTTCAACAACGTGTGTGAACTTTGGAATAAATTTTTGTGCATTGGAATACATTGCATGAAAATCATCTGTAATTCCCTTATAAGAAGGTGCATATTTATTAGGCCACTCATCATGTTCTAACCATTTTCTTTTATCTGTCTTATCAATCATTACAGTATTTAACTTAATACCATTAACACTAACTTCTCCCAAATTTTCAATGGGAGTGTTCCAATATTTACTAACTTTCCCATTGCATTGAAAATTAATTTCCTCTTCTATGGGTAATTCACTAGACTTAAATGTATTATATGCCTCCATAATATCATCTAATATAAGTGGTGTTGCTCCTGCACGTCGTGTACCATTGGCTAAAGCCGAATGCAGAGCATATAGAGGCTTAGACACGTTATTATTAAAATAATACGGCCTACCACAATCTCCACTTTTAGTTATATTATCACAAAATGTACTAAGAATCATTGTCATGTCATCACCATCTGCGTGACTAATTCATAGCGCATCTTTGTAACTACGTCTATATCATCTTGTTTTTCATTACCTATAATTGTGGATTCAATATCTTTACCTCTTAACATTTGAACAAATTCATTACGTGTAGGTATAAATTGACTTATTTTCCCTGCTCCATTAATATTGGCATTAGACAAATAAACCAAACATAGATCACATGACGTTCCTTGGTCATTCTTAATATCTTTAATCATAGCTTCATTTATCGCAACTTTTTCCATTCGCAAAGTATCGCCAGTACTAGTTACCAACTCGATTTCGATATTAACATTCATCCCTGAACTCCGTTTTCTACGCCATGAATCAATAAAATGTCGATTTACTATTATAAACTTACTTTCAAAAGTTAGGCAATACATAGAACACATAATTGACTCATCTTCAATATCTACGATACGAATAACTCGTATATTTCGTCGCAATTTACGTAGTTTATCTTCATCATTCTGAAGAACGACTCCAACTGGTTTGCTCTTATGCCTAGGCGTACTATCATATGCTTGTCCTTGAAAAGCGGCCTTAACGCCACTAATAAACATTTGAATAATAGACTTAATCAATTTATAAACACCTACTGCTGCTACTCCTAGCATGCTAACCGTTGCGACTCCAAATACTGCATAACACAGACCTTTCCAACATTTATCCTTATTAATTACTGATTCTACCTCTGGTTCTATCAAATAATACATTTCTTGTGCTGTTAAAGTTTCATCATCCCAATTCTTTCCATTCTTCAATTTATAAATTCCAAGACATCTCAATTCACTTATAAACATTTCCTTATATTCCTCATAGTCACCATCAATTCTACTTGCTCTAATATTTGCCATACAATCCCCTAGCATCTTCTCTACTATAATCATCAACATCATGGTAATCCGAATCATCAGCTTGTAAAGTTATGGTTGACAATGCACTAGTCAATTTAGTATGAATATTTTGTTTATTTTGAAAATCATCAACCAAGTGAGTTACAATACTTCTAAATGTAACACTCGATCGAATATGGCCACCGACCACATCAGTGTAAAAGAAATGCCATTCTTGATCAATCATATCAATTAATTGCTCAACGGTTTTCCCTTCCAAATTATTGGCTAACCATGACGCCGCCTTTGATCCATCTTTATTCTTAGTTGTAATTGTCCACGCATTCACAAATCGCGTACATAGTGCCTCTGGATGCATTAGTCCATGAACATTCGCAAAATTTGAACTATTCGTAGTTGCTAGTATGAACGTAGACGAAAATAACCGTCCTTTCTCCTCCAGTTTCGCCATTTCAAGTGGAGTTTGGGTACACGATATCAGATTTATCATATCTGATGCATCCTTTGCTTCAATTTCTTTCAAAAAATCATCTACATACATTACCTTTTGACCAGTATAACCGTCAAAAAAATGGACATTCTGCCCCGTAGGACGTGCCCACGTACTGAATTGTGCTTGACTTGCTGATTCACACAGTTTTGTTTTTAGAAGTAAAATTATAGGTAATACAGTTCCAATTAGCAAACTTTTCCCAACTCCAGATTTTCCCATAAATGCTGCTGCAGTTGGCACACAGCGGGAAGCTTCAGCTGGTATTTTAACACTCTTATAAGTTTTAATTATAGTTTCTGCTAATTTTGTATACTGAACAGGAA